TAGCATTACCATATAACACCCAACTTGGAGAATATCAAACTAACGTAGTTAAAGGTGGTATTGAAAAGTTTTGTCATCAAATTGTAAATACTTTTGATGTCGAAATTATTAACATAGATAACAATGACCCAATAAAAGAAAACGTCAGAAAAACAAAAGAATTTGCAAAAGATATAAATGCGGATATTATTATAACTAATTGGATACACGCATCATTTATCGGTGCGAAAATTGTAGACTCTGAAATACCTATCATGTTTGTCAATCATGGTTGTTCGGGATTACTTTCTACTTTGAATTCAATGATACGTTTAAATAATAATTATCATTCAGTTTATATGGTTGGTAAATGGCAACACGATTTTTATAAACGCATGGCAAAAAGAGTAAATGCAGAAAACAAATTTTTAATTGAAGGATATATTAATTCTGGTTGTGTTGAAGGAGAAAAACCAAAACTTCTTCCAATGGAATACGATGTTTGTACAATTGGAAGATGTGTACCACTTGATAAAAGACCTTTCTTGTTAAAAGAGTGGTTAAAGGACTGGGACTACAACTCACTAGTTATGACAAATACACCCGAAGAAGAATTAAATATAAAATATATGAATAAAAATTTACATTGGGACGGAGTACTTTGGGATTTAAAACATACAGATGTTATGAGTAATTTATCTAAATCAAAATATTATTTTTCTACTATGAATGTAGAAACATTTGGAATTACTGCATTAGAGGCCTTATCACACGGTGTACCTATAATACTTAGAAGTAATGACGGAACACATGCATCAACCGATTTGTGTGCAGATGAAAGTTATTATAATACAACAGCAAATAATATTGAATTAAAAAATGTACTTGACTCTCCTTATAATTTTGATAGAAAGGAAATACAAGATGCAACTTGGGAAAAACATTCATATAAAAACTGGAAAAAATCATTTTCAAATGCAATCGATAAAACTGTAGAAAAATTTAAAAATAGAAATTTATCTGCATTTATTACTTGACAAAATTTGCAAACGTATATATAATACTGTACAAGAATAAAGAGACTAAAACTCTCTTGGAATTGGTTAACACCTTTTCCTTTTAATTAACTTTAAAATAGGAGTACTTATGTACAATTCTAATATAGTCGATGTCTTTGACGACTCACTTTTAAATAAAGACAATACCCGAAAGTTTACACAAAAACACGCAGAAAGGTGTAAACAATTAATTAACCCAGACGCATATCCCGAATACTTTGGAGATTTAATTCCCGAAGGTTTTGAATTTGTGGAAATAGATATCATAGATGATGACCTTATTGATTGGGATATCGTTAACGGTAATCTAACTCAAATATCTAGAGCCTCTGGATTAAATCCAAGATTAGATGATATTGCAACTAATATCAAAATGCACGGATACAAACTGAGAAGTATACCTATCATGTTATTAAAACTTCCAAACGGTAGATACAGACCTATCAATGGTAGAACTAGAAAACAAGTTTTAAATGGAACGGGTTTTGGTTTTACTAATTACATTTGTAGTGTATACAAACCAAAAAGTAATTTAACAGATAGTCAGATTGAAGATATAGTTTCACAATGGGGATTAATTGCTAATGCAGAAAATGACCCTGCTGGAGATTTACAAATAGAAGATGTTATTAGAGAAGTTAAATACGCAATCTCAAAAGGTTGGTTAAAACTTACTAAGAACGGAAAGAAAAATCTAGAATTAATCTCTGAAAGGGTTGAAAAACTTTGTGGTAAAGGTATTTTTACTGACGATAAAAGAGCTACAATAAGTTCTAGGATATTTAATAATCTTAGTGCTACAGCAGGTAATCAAAAAATTCTTGGTTGGGAAGCTAGTAGTAGTCAAGAATTTTTAAGAAAATCTAAGTATAAAGATATCGAACCAAAATACAATGAGAATGGTATTTTAGAAAAGAAAGGAATAAAATACTTTTTGATATCTTCTTCTACTGGAGATAAGGCATTTATAAAATCAATGCAGTGTGCTAACAAAAACAAAGATTGTGATGTTAGGGTTATAATACACACGGGTCTTCTTAAAGGTTATGACCAAGCTAAAACTTATGTAGAAAAAATATATGGGTTCAGAAGGTTTTGGGACGATACTGTAGACCTTGTTCAGTATGCATATACTAACGGAATAAAACTACAACCTAAAGTCACTCTTTATGGTGCTTTACCCGCAGTTGAAAAATTAGGTTCTTTAGAAGAACTTGTAATATTTAAAAATTATACTGTGGACTCAAAAGAAGAGTTGGTTGGAGATAAACTTACTGACGGTCTTATACTAAAAAAATAGTTGACAAAACTTGTTTGACCAAGTATAATACATACAAAATTTGCGGGAGTGTTTTCACTCCCGCACTAATAGTTGAGAGAATACTATGAAAATTGCAATACTAAATGATACCCATTGTGGTATTCGTAATTCTTCTGATATCTTTATGGAGTATCAAGAGAAGTTTTATCGTGATGTATTTTTCCCGTATCTAAATGACAACGGAATAAAAAGAGTTTTACATCTAGGAGATTACTACGATAATCGTAAGACTGTAAACTTTAAATGTTTAAATCATAATCGTAAAATATTTTTAGAAAAACTTAGAGAGTATGGTATCACTATGGATATCATATTAGGTAATCACGATACTTATTTTAAAAACACGAATGAGTTAAACTCATTGAAAGAACTACAAGGACACTACATGAATGAAGTGAACATTGTAGATAAACCAACCGTAATGAATTATGACGGTTTGAATATCGGACTACTGCCTTGGATTGCAGAAGACAATGAAGAAGAGTCCTTAGAATTTATTAACAATTGTAATGCATCAATACTAGGAGCCCACTTAGAACTTCAAGGATTTGATATGTCCAAAGGAATGCCTTGTATGGACGGTATGAGTAGACAACCATTTGAAAAGTTTGAAATGGTTTTGACGGGACACTTCCACGCAAAATCTACTCAAGGTAATATTCATTATCTTGGTGCTCAAATGGAATTCTTTTGGAATGATTGTGACGACCCTAAGTATTTTCATATTCTTGATACGAAAACAAGAGAACTTACACCGATACAAAATCCATATAGAATTTATGAGAAGATATATTATGACCACGAAAAGATAAATGACTTTCAAGACCTAAGACATCTTGACGAAAAGTTTGTAAAAATTATTGTGGTCAATAAAGGAGACCCTTATAAGTTTGAAAGATTTGTTGATAGGGTACAATCACAAAAAATTCATGAATTAAAAATCGCAGAAGATTTTTCTGAGTTTATTGGAACGAATGTTTCGGACGAAGAAATAAATCTTGACAACACCGAAACAATAGTGTATAATTACATCGACTCCGTTGTCACAGATTTAGACAAGGAAAGAATTAAGAAAGAGATTTCTACTCTTATGGTAGAAGCAGAGAATATAGAAATTGAGTAAGGGTAGTAAACAAAGACCTACCGATAGGGACAAGTATGGAAAAAACTACGAAAGAATTTTCGGGAAAAAATCGAAACCTAATAAAAGAAATGAAAGTAAGGACGATAAATAATATTCCCTTTCATGAACCGATACCCGAAGAGATAAAGAAAGAATATAATTTATGATACAATTTGAAACACTTAAGTACAAGAATTTTCTTAGTACGGGTAATGTCTTTACCGAAGTAAACTTTCAAGAAACACCGACTACATTAGTTGTAGGTGCAAACGGTAGTGGTAAGTCCACAATGTTAGATGCATTGTCTTTTGCATTGTTTGGTAAACCACACCGTAAGATATCAAAGAACCAACTGATAAACTCTATCAATGGAAAAGGAACTGTAGTAGAAGTAGAGTTTAGTGTTGGTAATAAAAGATTTAAGATAGTTCGTAGTATTAAACCAAACGCATTTGAAGTTTGGTTGGACGGGAACATGTTAAATAAAAATTCTCACGTAAAAGACTACCAAGCCTTACTCGAGAAAAATATCTTAAAATTGAACCATAAGTCTTTTCATCAGATTGTGGTTCTAGGGTCTTCGAGTTTCATACCCTTCATGCAACTTACCTCTCAACAACGAAGGGGTGTAATCGAAGACCTACTTGATATTAACATGTTCTCTCTTATGAATATGATACTAAAAGAAAAGGTAAGTAAACTTAAAGACGAGATTACACAGAATGGTAATGATATCAATCTGATTGACTCTAAGATAAATGCACAGAAAAAATATCTAAGAGATATTGCATCGGTCAACGCACAGTTTAGAAAAGAGAAAGAACAAACCATTCAGGAAACTCAAAGAGATATAAAATTATTAAACGAGAAGAATGAGAAGTTATCTAAACAAGTAGAGAAACAATTAGAACCAACCATACAGAACAAAGAGAGTGTTCAACTTAGAGAAAGTAAACTTCATAAGTTGACTACATCTATTGAGATGCAGTATAAGGCCTGCGAGAAAGAACATGAGTTTTTCAAAGATAATGACGAGTGTCCTACATGTAGTCAAGAGATAGACTTAAAATTAAAACAAGAAAAGATAGAGACTACTAAGAAAAGATTAGAAGAACTAGACGAAGGTATTACCAAAGGTAATGACGAACTTGCGAACCTAAATGCGACCATAGAAATCTTTAATAAAACTATTGCAGATTGTCGTGAGTGGAATGCAGAGATATCAGGTAATACTAAAACGATTGGTAAATTAAATAAAGTGATTGACGGTCTACAAAGTGAGATAGAAAATCAAATAGAGTCAAGTGGAGATTTATCTGACGCAAATGCAGAACTAGAAGAGATGCGTAAGAACAAAGAAAAGCTACAAGACACCAAATATAAATTAAACGAACAATTTTCTTATCATCAAGTAAGTAGTGAACTACTAAGAGACTCGGGTATCAAGTCTAAAATTATTAAACAGTATCTACCCGTGATAAATAATCTGACTAATCAGTATTTACAGACACTAGACTTTTATGTTCACTTTGACTTAGACGAAAGTTTTATAGAAACAATTCGTTCCCGACATCGTGACGCATTTACTTATGACTCATTCTCAGAAGGAGAAAAACAAAGAATTGATTTATCATTATTATTCACTTGGAGACAAATCGCTAAGATGAAAAATAGTGTCGCAACTAATCTTCTAATCCTAGACGAAACATTTGACTCGTCTTTAGATATGGAAGGGGTTGACAATTTAATGAAGATACTGTATACTTTGCAAGAAGATACGAATGTCTTTGTTATTTCCCATAAGGGAGAACTTGAAGACGCATCATTCTCAAGAAAGATTGAATTCGTCAAAGAGAAAAACTTTAGTAAAATTAAATAGGAGTATATAATGGAACTAAGTGAACAGACGATAGGTGTATTAAGAAACTATGCATCTATCAACCCGAACATAGTAGTAGAAACGGGTAATAAATTAAAAACTATTTCTGTTGCAAGAAATGTTTTGTCTTCTTCTACTATCACAGAAACCTTTCCGAAAGAGTTTGGTATCTATGATTTAGGTGAATTTCTAAATGTGATATCTCTAGTAGATAAACCACATTTGACTTTTGAAGATGACTATGTGACAGTTGGAGACTCTACGGGTCGTTCCGCAGTCAAGTATTATTATTCTGACCCTGATATGTTAACATCGTCAGGTAAGGAAGTACAAATGCCTGAGTCGGAAGTTAACTTCTCACTAGATAGTGATACCCTAAATAAAATCAGAAGGGCTGCAAGTGCATTAGGACACACTGAATTATCTATCGCAAACACACAAGGTGCGGTTAGACTTTCAATTGTTGATAGTGCGAATGCAACTTCTAATGTGTTTAGTATTGATGTTGAAGGAAGTTATCCCGAAGGTGCAGAGTTCAACTTCATTATGAATGTAAATAATTTAAAAATTGTTGATGAAGACTTTCATGTTATGATATCAAGTAAACTTATATCTCACTTCACAAGTAAACAAAGTGACATAGAGTATTACATTGCATTAGAGAAATCATCAACTTATAAGTAAGGAGTATATAATGGCAAAACCAGTACCCGAACAAAGAGACCACTCGCAAATCTATGAAGTATCAAATAGAGTTGCAAGGTCTACAGTTGCAGTAATTGACACTGTAGTTCAAAGAGGTGGATTTAAAGGAGAAGAGTTAACTACTATTGGTCAGTTAAGAGACCAAGCAACTCAGATTATTCAGATATGTGAAACTTTCCAATCTGAACAATCAAAGGTTGACAATAAGAGTTAAACCTGATATACTTCCTTTTAATTTTTGACAGAGGTGTAAAAGCCTCTGTCACCTTGAACTTTATATATTATGACACAAGATTTATTCTTATGGGTCGAGAAGTATAGACCCAAAACTGTCGAACAGACAATACTTCAAACAGAACTAAAACAAACATTTCAAAAGATTGTAGACTCGGGTGAGATACCGAATATGTTATTCACGGGAACTGCGGGACTCGGGAAGACTACAGTTGCAAAAGCAATATGTGAACAACTTGAACTTGACTACATTGTAATCAATGGTAGTGAAGAAGGTAATATCGATACTCTTCGTGGTAAGATAAAACAGTTTGCATCTACAATATCTTTGCAAGGTGGATACAAAGTGGTTATCCTTGACGAGGCCGATTATCTAAATCCACAATCAACTCAACCCGCACTGCGTGGGTTTATAGAAGAGTTTAGTCAGAACTGTAGATTTATTCTGACTTGTAATTTTAAGAACCGTATAATTGAACCACTACATTCTCGTTGTGGTGTCTATGAGTTTAATACTACTAAGAAGACACTCGCACAACTATGTGGTCAGTTCATGAAAAGACTACAGACTATTCTCAAGGACGAAGGTGTAGAATATAAAGAAGAAGTGATTGCAGAAGTAATCAGTAAGTATGCACCCGATTGGAGAAGATGTCTAAACGAATGTCAAAGGAATGCGATTGGTGGTACAATCAACATGGACATTCTAGTAAACAAAGAAGACTCGTTTGATGATTTATATTCCGCATTGAAACAAAAGAACTTTAAACAAATGAGAACTTGGGTAGTAAATAATATTGATGTAGACCCAGTTGCAATTATTCGTGGGGTATACGATACTATGTATGAGAAAGTACAACCCGAAAGTATCCCACAATTAGTTTTGATACTTGCAGACTATCAGTACAAGAATAGTTTCGTTGCAGACCATGAACTAAATATGGTTGCGTGTCTAACCGAAGTGATGGCCAACGTGAGTTTTAAATGAACCCATTTGAATTTTTAAACGCAATCAACTATACCAAGAAAGATTTAATGGTAGACCCAGAGAATGAGAAACATTACAACTCATTTGTAATCAATAGGTCACTATCATACTTTCCTGATACAGTTGCGATTGCAAATGAGATGAACAAGTATCATCATCTAGATAGTCGTCTACAATTCTCATTTCTTATAAATATTATTAGAAAGAGAAAAAGGTTTAGTAAATGGATTAAACCTGAAATAGAAGATGATGTTGAAGTGGTAAAGAAGTATTATGGATATAGTAATGAAAAGTCAAGACAAATACTCCCACTACTTAGTCCACAACAAATAGATATCATTAGGAAAAAGGTGAGTAAAGGTGGAAGAAAATAATATAGTAAGTTGGACTCCCGCAAACATGTTGGAAGTGACACTTGCAGAACCAGATGATTTTTTAAAAGTAAGAGAAACCCTAACACGTATCGGTGTTGCATCTCGTAAAGAAAACAAGTTATTTCAATCGTGTCATATACTACATAAACAAGGAAGATACTTTATAGTACACTTCAAAGAATTGTTTATGTTAGACGGAAAGAAATCTAATCTAGAACAATCAGATATAGAAAGAAGAAATACAATCGCAACTCTATTGAGTGATTGGGGATTAGTAGAAATACAGAACACGGAACAAGCAAAGGAATGCAGTTCCCTAAAACAAATAAAGATAATACCATTTAAAGAAAAGAACGAATGGGAATTATGTCCAAAATATAACATAGGAAACAAATGATAGATAAGAATATACTAATAAATCTTAGTCCACTCATTGCAGTTTTCTTTTTCAGTTTAATTGTTTCAGGTTGTTCGATGATGACTGGAATACCATTAACTGATAAGAAATGGGGTGCGGGTAAAGATACTAATATATGTTTTTTTAATAACAAGGGAAATCCTATTTGCGAGAAAAGACTCAACGGAACTATCTTATGTGGTAAGACAGAAGTTGGTCAAGAAATTTGCGTAGATATGACTCCCGCAACTATATACTAATATGCCAGTAAAATATAAACCAAGTGAAGTAAAGATTGATAGACAAACTAAAGTAAAGTCTATCCAACATTATTACATGAAACAATTGTCTCAAGAAGAATTGTTTAACATGTTGAATGCAGAGAATACAAAACCTAAACTTAAACAAAAGATTAGAAACGAATTATCTAGACGGGGTGTCAGAATAGTAAAGAGTAGTAAACAAGCTGGTGTTTGTTGAAATCTGAAAATTCGTCCCCATATATATAATATAGAGAGAATGCTCGGGTGAGGTTCTCCATAAACTTGCTAATATAGGAGTAGATATGACTACAATAGAAGCGTTTGGACAATTCCGTCCATTTACCGTAGGGTTTGATACTATCTTTGATAAACTATCAGACGCTGCTATACCACATAGTGGTAAAATCAATATCCCATATAACATTGTTAAATCAAAAAACGAAAGTGGAGATGACATCTGGTTCATCGAAATGGCAGTTGCTGGTTATAACAAAAAACACATTGATATTGAACTCAAAGAAAATAATCTGACGATTACTTGTTCTAAAAAAGACGAGGCTCCACCAGAAGATGCAGTTGAGTTTGTTCACAAAGGGATTGCAGAAAGAAACTTTTACAAAACTTTTGCACTTGCAGAACACGTAAAAGTTAACGGTGCAGAAATAGTTGACGGTATTCTGGTAATTGAATTATTCAGAAAAATTCCTGAGAAGGAAAAACCTAAAACTATAAAAATCAAATAACTTTTATTTGTGGTCAAGGGATAGAAATATCCCTTGACTTTTTTTGATTAATACTATATAATATGCAACAATGGATTTTTATACAAATGTTTCCCGTTTCGGAAACAACTTACTTTACATAGGATACAAAGGTGGTCAGAGAATTCAAAAAAGAATTCCGTTCAAACCAACCTTGTATGTTTCTACACCCAAACCTAAATCTGGTTGGAGAACTTTATTTGACGAACCCGTAGACCCAATAGAGTTTGACTCTATGCGTGATGCGACAGACTTTACAAAAAGATATCAAGGAGTAGAAACCTTTAACATTTACGGAATGAATGATTTCGTATCGCAGTTCATTGCACAAAAATATCCTGACGAAATAAAATTTAATCGTGAACAAATATCAGTCACAAGTTTTGATATCGAAGTACAATCCGATGAAGGTTTCCCCGAACCAAAATATGCAGACTATCCTATCACTGCAATTACTACCAAGAACAATAAAGAAAATGTTTATCGTACTTGGGGTTGTGGAGATTACAATCCCGCAGAGAATGTTCTCTATACTAAATGTCAGAATGAGGCCGCACTCTTACATAAGTTCCTAGATTATTGGAAACAGAATTATCCTGACATTGTCACGGGTTGGAATAGTATTAGTTTTGACATGGTCTATATTGTTAATCGTTTGCGTAAGATGTACGGAGAAGATAAGATAAAAGAACTATCGCCTTGGGGTCATGTAAACGAAGATAAAGGAAAAGATTATTATGGTAATGACGCAACTACTTATGAAATACTTGGTATCACTCAATTAGACTACAAAGAAATATTTGTTAAGTTTACTGGAAATACTCTTGGACAACAAGAGTCTTATTCTTTAAACAATATTGCACACGTAGTTCTTGGAGAAGGTAAGATATCATATGAGGAACAAGACAGTTTATTTGCACTGTACAAGAATGATTATCAAAAGTTTATTGACTATAATATAAAAGATGTAGAATTGATTGATAGACTTGAAGAGTCTCTCGGACTGATTACATTATCATTGACTATGGCCTATCGTGGTGGTGTAAACTATCGTGATGTACTTGGTACAACTAAGATATGGGATAATATAATTTATCGTATGTTAAACAAAAACAAAGTTGTCTGTCCACCCAAAGAAGAAAAGTCTAAATCAAGTTTTGTTGGTGGTTATGTAAAAGAGCCGCAAGTGGGAAGTCACGAATGGATTGTTTCTTTTGACTTAAACTCACTGTATCCAAATATTATTATACAGAATAACATGTCCCCTGAGACAGTAGTGGACGGTCTGGTTAATACTTCTTTAGAACATGTACTCAGAAAACAAACTGAGATTGATACTACTTATGCGACTGCACCTAATGGTGCAAGATTTAAAAAAGATAGACAAGGTGTGATACCATATGTAATTCAAAAGTATTACGAAGAAAGAGTAGACATCAAAAAAGAAATGTTAGAATTAAAACAAGAGTATGAGTCTACACCGACCAAGTCTTTATCAAATAGAATATCACATTTAGATAATCAACAAATGTCTATCAAGATTTTAATGAACTCATTGTATGGTGCATTGGGTAATCGTTGGTTTAGATACTTTGACCAAAGAGTTGCGGAGTCAGTCACACTTGGTGGTCAACTATCTATCCTATGGGCAGAAAGAACTGTCAATAAAGAAATGAATAAACTAATGTCTACTGACGATGTAGATTATGTGATTGCAATTGATACTGACTCTCTCTATATTAATATGGGAGAACTCGTCCAAAAATTTAATCCTAAAAATCCAGTTAAGTTTTTGGACGAGATTTGTAAAACCCATTTTGAAAAAGTATTGACCGAGTCTTATCAAGAACTTGCAGACTATACGGGTGCAATGTCTAATCGTATGGAAATGGGTAGAGAAGTAATCGCAGACAAAGGTATCTGGGTTGCAAAGAAAAGATATATTCTAAATGTACATAACTCAGAAGGTGTACAGTATTCAGAACCTAAACTTAAAATTATGGGTATTGAAGCTATCAAGTCGTCAACTCCAGAGTTGGTTCGTGATAACATGAAAAAACTATTTAAGATTATTGTTGCACAAACACAAAATGATGCACAACACTTTGTAAGTGTATTCAAAAATGTATTCAAAGACTCTCCCGCAGAAGATATATCTTTTCCGAGAGGAGTCCGTCACGTGAAAAAATATGCAGATAGAAATACTATCTATGGTAAAGGAACACCAATACATTCTAGAGGTTGTCTATTATTCAATCATTATCTTAGACAGAATAATTTAACAATCAAGTATGAAGAAATAAACAATGGAGAAAAAATTAAATATGTTTATTTGAAAACTCCTAATCCAATAAATGAAAATGTGATTTCTTTCAAAACAGTTTTACCAAAAGAATTAAACCTAAATAAATATATCGACTATGATAAAATGTTTGAGAAAACTTTTCTTGAACCACTCGAACCAATCTTTGATGCAGTTGGTTGGAGTGCAGAACCAAAAGCATCACTCGAG